CGGAGGTTAGCGCGGAAATTTTGCTGTTAGCCATTTACGTAAAGCTAACTTCAATCAATGAATTTAAAGGGGGCGCTTCAGAAAAAATTAAAGCCCCGCCAGCTAATGAATAAGTATTTTTTTGTTGGTACACACCATTGATATACACATTTGTTGTGTTTTCATTTGTTGGTGTTGCCCCAAGTGCAAAAGATGTTTGTGATCCAGTTCCCGTGGAATTGTAAATAGTTGGTGTATCCGCACCAATTCCAGTTATGTTGTCGTAAGTTGCAATTAAAACATCCGTTGATGTATTTAAAACAAACTTATATGCTGTATCAACTGTTAACCAAATTTCACCGCCTGGCACACGGCCAGCCGAATCCAAAATAATTGGGTTGGTATGAGCCGTAACGCCATTAACTGACGTGTACGTGACCGCAGGCGTGGTGGTGCCTGCTAAATAGGTAAGCAACTTGCCGCCAGACAGGATCACTCCGCTGTTGGTAAAGAACTGGGCCGCTGCGCCGCCCACTGGGGAGAGAAAGACGGCCATGATTAACCCTTATTCGTAGATAACAGTCATAGATACATCGCCAGATATGACAACGTACAGACCTTTGTTGAATGCAATTCCACCAATATCGCCACTTAACATCCGAACAGATGCCGAAGTAGGCGTGAATTGATGAATTAACTCTGGATCGGCTGTGTTTGCCGTGGCTGAATCATACATCGTAACTCGCGGCGTGGTTGCCGCCGAGCTAATGAAGAAACCTTTAATCTTGCCAAACCCTACTTTGAGTTGGGTAGATGCCGTAATGTGTTTGTATTGTGACATGGCTTTTACTCGTAAAAAACCGTGCAATTGACAGTTGTACCGCCTTTGTCAATGTACAGACCGCTGTTGAAATAAATACCGCCGTCATCGCCACTTAACAAATACATGGTGTTACCTGATGGTGTAAATGTATCAAGAATTACAGGGCCACTAGTGCTGGACGTAGCAGTGTCATACACCGCCAAAGTAGGTGTGCCAGATGCTGCACTTATAAAAATACCTTTCAGCTTTCCAGCCCCAACCTTGATCTGAGCGTCAGCGTTGTTATTGTGAAAATACTGTGCCATGATGTGTCCTTACGCCAAAAAGCGGAGTTTGTAGAGGGTTCGCAGATATATCTCAATGATATTATCAATCAATTGCTGGAGCGATGAATCAGTTTTATCACATACATCGTAACGAGCGCCTTCAATTTCAGCAAGCGAGGCTTGCAAGAATTCAATGATGTTAGATGTCTTTTTTGCTGAATTCAATGTGATAGGGCCAATCAAACCATATCGACCTTGGTACGCTTCAGCAAAGTCATCAGCCGCGCCAATGATGCGTTCATAGAAGATGTTGAGCGCTTTGTGCTTGCTGTAGCTGCGGGTGTTTAAGTGCACAGAGTGAGCAACATCCCGCGCCAAGAACAGCAAGCCTAGAAATTCATTTGCTTTCATTGTGGCATTCCTTGTTCGGGCGGCATCATCTCCATTGGCTCTTCACGCATTTCAGGCATTTGGTTCATCATCTCTTGCGATTCCATTGCCGCAGCGACCACACCCATAGCAATGTCTTGAATCTGTTGCTCAGTCATGCCAGCCTGCACCGCAGCGATCCGCTTGGTTTCGGCTTCGTACATCTTAACTTCAGCTTCAAAGTCTTTGCGTTGCTGTTCTTGCACTTCAATGGACTTGCCGACGTTTTGGATCATCTGGTGCATCTGTTCCATCTCTTGACCCATCGCTTGCATCTGCTGCTCGGCCATTTGCAACTCTGGTGACTTGTCACCATCAGCCATGAGCTTGGGATCAATGGTTTTGGCAAAGCGTTTGGCCATCTCTTGGGCACCAGGCCAGTCCATGTTCTTCACAAATAAATCACCAGCCACAGCCCACAGGCTTGGGTTGCCTTGCAACAGTTGAGCCATTGCTTCCAAGGCTTCTTGGCGCTTGGTTGCGTAGCCTGGGCCGGTCGCCACCACCACGTCGTACTTGCCAACGCTTGGGTTGTAGATCTTCTCGATCACTATGTCGCCCTGCATGATCTTCTTGACGGCTTCAGGCTGGTCAGGGTTTAACTTGACCATATCGGTGTCACCGTCTATGCCAATGATGCGAGCCACGCGCTGGGTGTCATACACCTTGGGGATCAAGTCCACAAGCTGGCGCACAATATGACGCACACCACGGGCTAAGTTGTCACCATAGTGGTAAGTACCTACGTCGCCTTCACGCTGGCGAGCCAAAATGGCTTTTCCTGAGCGTTCGTTAGACGACATGCCCAAAGATGCGTTGTATTGGCCAGTAGATGCCTTGATGTCCTCAGATGCGCCTGCTTTGGCCTGCAACAGACCGCTGGAAGCCATTGGAGGCTGCGCCCGCTGGGGTAGTGGCAGTGTGGCGCCCGCGCCGTCTGTGACGTCGGGGTTGACTTCCAAGTACGGCCAGTTGGTCGTGTTTGCAGTCTTCCACTGGTTCTCATAACCTTCAAACTGGCCACCGTAGCCAATAAATGGCGCTTTAGGTGCAAGGGCAAGCATTTCTGCCTCTTGGCTTACCCAGTAGTTGTACATACGTTGGGCATCCTTGGCGTTACGCACCAAGCCCGACACGTACAAACGGCCATCAACCTCAAATTCGTTACCGACAATGCGTACTACGGGGATGTATTTCCCCGCCCACTCACGCTCTTCAAGAATTTCATAGCCGTTAATCTTGCAGTATTTAATCTTGACACGATCCGATTCACGAGATCTTTTAGGTTTGCCATAAATTGCTTTCAGTTGTTTATCTTCTAGGGTGCCTTCAAATGCGGTCACGTTCCCAGGATACATGTTAAGCGTTGTTCTGTCGTAGTCTACATAGTAGTAGTCAGCAACGCGGATGGTGTCTTCCATAAGCCATTGGCTTAGATTTTGGTCGCCCACACCCAGCGTTTGCAAGGTGGTGATGGGCGCAGAATCGGGGTACATCCGCTGGTATTCATCTTTGGTGATGTCTTCAGTGATGAAGCACCACTTGGCGTCTGCACCAGTCGGGTCTTGGATGGTTGGATCCATGTAGACGCTGAATGAGTTGCGTACACGGCCAATCTTGATGTCTTGATCAAACGTGTTTTCGTCGCAGTATTCAGTCAGGATGCGGATGTAACCTTCGCCGTAGGAGACTTGGTTTTCGCAGGCCGTGTCGTAAGCAACGTCGGCGTCTGATATGTACTCAATGTGCCTGACCATGCCGTTGAAGATTTCTGCGACTTCAATGTCTGCGTGGTCATCGGCTGGAATAACTTTGCCACTTGGGCGGTTTTGCCTTTGGTCATTGGTCACCTGTCTTACGTGCTGGGGTAACTTATTGATCGTCAAACACGGTCTGGCGTTAATCGTTTGACCTTGCACCGCACCACGGGTTGCCAACACATCTGCTGGCCATTGCCAACGGTTGTCGGGCGAACCAGCGTAGAACTTCAGATCGTCAATTTCATCTTCACGACTTTCAGACAACGCACCAATGGCCATGTCCAAACGCGAGCGAGCAGTCGCCAAGACACTAGACGACGAGTCCTTGTCTTTGCCACCGTTGGCCACAGCACCGGCTGCGGCGATGCCTGTGTAATCCATTATTTTTTCTTCTTTTCTGCTTCGCGCTTGACTGCATACGCAATTGCCACGGCCTGCTTGACAGGCTTGCCAGCTTTAACTTCCGCTTTGATGTTCTTGCGAAAGGCTTCGGGTGTTTTGGATTTAACGAGCGGCATTTTATTTCTTTTTCGCAGTCTTAGCTGAATCTTTGAAATCTTTAGCCGTCGGCGCATTCTTGCTGCCAGGCTTGTTCATCTTTTCGCCAGAGCCCGCTTTGATGCGAGCTTGCTTAGCGTGGATGTTTGCGTAGAGTCCAGGTTTGGTAGCCATATCAACACTTCCATCGTTTAAGGGCAGCTTTAGCGCGTTCGCCGTCTTTGGCGTTGGCCGCTACAGCGCCCATTCTTGCACAAAATGAATCTTTACGGCCTTGGTCTGCCTTGGTCTTAGGGTTGGGTGCTGGCGCTTTAAGGTTAGAACCCGTCGCCGCATTGTACTTCTCGCGGCCTTTGGCAGTCAAACCAGCACCCTTGGACGTGGGTAGCTTCTCGCCGCGCCCAACACTGAGTGATACTTTTTTTGTCATGATCCCATCCATGATGCGTTGACGCCGGTGCCCTGCGCGTTCACGCGGCGGGTTGGCTCAACATATTGCCGATGTGCTACAGGAAAAGCAAATGTAACAGCAATTGCGTCGGCAGCATCGGGTGACGCCAGCCCACGCGACTTCATGTCTTTCTTGCTTTCCAAGAAAATCGTCCCGCGTGAATCAGGCTTCATCATAGGCGAAATCAGATCCGTTTTCAAGAACCTGTCGTTTGGAATGGCGGCGGTTTTCAGCCACTCCCTCATGTCACCCCACATCTGCGCCCGCATATTGCCATACATAATCGGGTTCTTGGCCTTATTCCCAAAGTTCACGCCCTTGATTTTGTACCGCTGCTCTTTGAGTCTGTCCACAATACCAGCACCCAAGCCGCCTTCGTCGATCACCACCAGCGTTGGCTTAAATTCCTCAATCGCTTCGATTACATGCCCCACCACCGTCATGGTGTCGTCGCCTCTGTGCCGCATGATCTTCACAATGTCGCGCCCCTGCCGCACCGCGATGACCGTGGCATCCGCTCCAAACCGTGCGGGGTCTACGCCAATCACAATCGGTGCGCTCAGGTCTTGGTACTTGGTACGTTTCATCGCGTCGTCCACAATGTCGGCGCCAATGAACTGGTCATCGCCCGCGTTGGGGAACTGACCGTACACCTCGACGTGCGCCTGCGCCGAGTCTGGCCCATATTCATCAATGATGCGCTGATATACCGCCTTGTCGGTGCCTTCAACCGTTCTTGCGTCCACTACACGGGTGCGCCAAAACTCGCGTTTACTGTTAAACGCTTCGTAGAAGTATCCCGTGTTGCGCCGTGGGTTAGAAAACGCCATCCAAAAGCGGTTTGGCGTGTTTTCTGTGAAAAAACCACCTGTTACCGCCCAAATTGAGTCGTCAATACCTGATGCTTCGTCAAAAACCACCAGCACACCGTCAAAATTGTGTACACCAGCGTACGCATCAGGGTTTTCCGCCGACCACAGCCGCCCTTCGACGCCCCAGTAGCGTGTGCCCTTCTTCAAATCCCGCTCGACCAGCTCAGTTAGCCACTTTGCTGGCATCACACGGGTGGCACTGACCTCAAACCAGTGTGAGTTAATCGACATTGCCAGCCATTTGGTGATCTCGGCCCATGTGATTGAGCGGAGCTGGGACTCGGAGTTGGCCGATATGATGGTTGTCGACCCTATCCGCGTCGCCACCATCCATATAGTTATCCAACTGACCAGCGCCGACTTGCCAATACCACGGCCAGACGAGATTGCTTCTTGCAATACACCAAAATCCAGCTTATTCTGGTTGATCTTGATGTGCTCCGCAATATCCAGCAGCACCTCGCGCTGCCATTTGCGCGGGCCTTGGAAGTTTTCTAGCGGTGTGCCCTTGACGCCCCAGGGAAACGCAAACATTACAAACGCCAGCGGGTTGTCCTTGATGGCCGGACTCCAGAGCCTGGCCATCAGTTCCTGTTCGTCTTCAGCGCTGTAGATGGTGTTCTGCATGTGTTTCTTGGTTTAGCTTAGGACTTGGTTCGTTGGCGATCACATCAATAACCCGTGACTCAGCTTGACGCAACGCGCCGATGATTGATATGCGCTGGTCGACATCAATGCTGATTGACTGCTTGGCCACCCAGCCGTGTGAGTGTTGCAAGATCGCCAACGCCGCTTTGGCGTCGCCTTCATGCGCGGCCTTGTGCAAACACTTGGACATCTCCAGCTCGCCGTCGGCTTTGCCCTTGAGCGCAGCCATGTCCGCTATGGGGTCTAGCTCGCACAGTTGCCGGTACTCGGAGGGCAACATGCCGGAGGCCAGCGCCAATGCGTCGCCCTTGAGGCCGAGCTTGGCGGCTTCGTAGATTTTGTTTAGCCGTGCTTCGGTTGCGACAACCTTGCGCGGCTCAAATGGAAGACTGTGAAAC